TTATCGTTATCTTTTGCAAGATAACCACGAGCACCTAGATGATATCCCATAGGTATCTTCTTACACTTCTTTTCGGTGTAACAATAATAGTATCCCTGCTTACACTTTTTCATTAATAAAAAAGTAAGTTACTCTTTATTATTTAGAAAACCTTGCTTCAGCATTTTTTGAAGTTCTGAAGTAGAACCCACAAAAACTGCATTATTAGTAACATTGTTTGTAGTCTTCTTAGAATCATCCTCAACGTCTTTGAGTTTCTTCTGAAGATCAATCAACTTATCAGTGGTGTCTGCAACACTCTTAATCAACTGTCCTGCGACCTCATATGCCCTTGGACTGCCACCTTCACCTGCAACCTCCATAATGCCATTGATTGCCTCCTGACCCTTCTCTATGAGGGAGTAGAGGTTAGCACGACTATATTCATAGTCTTTTTCAATGTCTACTTCTTTAGACTTAACAACCTCTGGTTTAGGTGTTGGTTTTGATTCAACAATATCACTCGTTGTGTTGAGTGCATCATCGATTGATTCATAATTATTTTTCATAGTAATCAGATATCAGTTTTTCTTGTTGGACTAAAATCTTTAGAGTCTCCCAAAAGTTCCCAATTCTCAGTAAATCCAAAGTCATCTTCCGGTCCAGCGTCTATTGGATCTGGAACAACAGTATATCTCATTTCACGTTTTGCAGATTTTGTATTTGTACTAGTATATGTATCAACTTGAACTTTCTTAATAAGTCCATCTGTACTATCAGATATTGGTCCGAAGACATATGTTTTTGCAGTAAATCTTAAAGTATAAATGAGTGCTCTTCTTGTTTGGAAAGATCCCTCATAATCATCCTGAAAATCTATACTATCCAAAATAATTGGAATATCTTTTTTTTCTCCAATAGATTCTGCTAAATCTACAGTCAAATTAAATGATGGTTGAAAAAAGGGAAGTATTTGCTCAACGATTTGAAGGGCGTCATCATTTAATTTACAGAAAATGTTCAATTCAAATGTAATGTTATATGGAACAGGCATGAAAACCTTTTTTATGCCACCCTCATCGTCACATGCTTTAAATGTTTGAGTTACTCCAGTTTTTCTTGCAGAATCATATTGTATTCCAGTCATTTCAAATGACATTCTCGGAAGATTCAATGCTACAGATTTACTTAACTCTGCCTGTTCTTGAATTTTTGCAAGAAACTTTTGCATTGGTCCATAAGACAATCCAACTTTAGTTTCATCGATAATATTATTACTACTATCAAGATGTCTTATACTAATATCGTTGAAAAGAGTTCCAAAACCGATAATAGTTTTACGTATGATCTCGTGATAAAAGTAAGTTCCTAACATCAATATTCTCCAAAGGGATTGCTTTCAGTAAAATCTAATATGTTATCTGCTTCAGTTTCAAATTCTTCATTACTGTCATATTCATCTTCAAAACTATCTAAATCATGAGATTGTACCAAATATCTTGCAGATGATATAGATCCAACAATAATTTCGTTTTGATAGAATTTACCAGTATTTAGATATACTTTTAAATCAACATCTATCGCTTGATCTAATGAATTATAAATTGCTCTAAAATCACGTACCTTTGCAGTAACACCAGAAGTTTGTCCAGTGATTAATTCATTATATACAAATGTTCCTACACCAACAGTAGAAACACCAGCAATACTGACCGTGGGTGCTTCTGTATATCCTAATCCTGCATTAGTTAATCTAATAGATTCGACAGAACCGTCTCTCAATATTGCTACTCCAGTTGCTGTAGTTCCAACAGAAGGTGAACTCATTGTAACTTCTGGAGGTGCTGCATATCCAGATCCACCAACAATAATATTAATTGCTTGAACAGATGCTTGAGTAGACCCAATTGAACATGTTGCAGCAGCACCAATTCCTCCACCACCAGAGATTGTTATTGTTGGTGGTTCGAGGTATCCACTACCTGCATTTGTTATTTCAATTCTATCTATTGATTGAACATTTGCTACACTAGTTGTAATTGCTACTGCCGTAGCTCTTTGATTTCCTGCAGAAACATTTGGAGGATCTGAAAATTCTATGGTCGGAGTCGTTATATATCCACTGCCATCATTATTTAAAAATATCTCATTGACTGCACCTATTGATAGAACTGCATTTGCAGTCGCATCTAAAGCATATCCTGCAAGTTTGACAGTTGTGATATATCCTTCATCTTCTACAGTATTATCAACTTCTTCCACACTAGTATTAATTTCCTCATTTTCATATTCATACAATTCACAATTCAATTCATAAATGTAATTTTTTCCCAATTGATAAAATGGTTTTTCAAACTCTACTCTTTTAACTTCAAAGAGTCTTTCTCCCAATGGAAAATAAATCAAATCCCCTTCAAGTGGTCTTGTAATTGTATTCAAATCATATTCTTCTCCAGTTTTTCCTTCTCTAAGTCCGGCAGCAATACCTTCCAAAAATGGTGAAATAAATTCTTCAAATCTTTCTCTAGAAAGTGTTAATGAAATTTCATTTTTTAATCTCAATCCAAATTTGCTCATGATATCACTATCAGGAGCATATCCATCATAGTTATTAATATATGCTTCTATTAAAAAGGAATCGTCAAATTTGGAAGATTGAACTTCTCTAATAATATCATCAGTTCTAAATGCCTTTCTAGGTAGATAATAAACTTCTACTCCATAAATCCTCAATTGTTCATTTATTAGATCTTGGACAAGAAATTGCTCACTCTGAGAACCTTGTAGAAAAAATGGATTGAGAGCCATGATAATTAACCAATAAAGTCCAGAGGTGGTAATTCATATTCCATTGTCATTCTCTGTCTAATATCTTCCAATTCTCTTTGACCATCTTCAAATATTGATCTTCCATTTAGTTCTATTCCCCCAGGAAGTCTTACTCCTTGGAACTTGATTAAATTTTGTCCCCACTGTCTTTTTATCAATGCAGTTAAATATTTTTTAACAAAACTATCATTATATACTTTTGAAAAATCTGAAGGATCTAATGCCCTGTAACAATCAATAATTAAAAAAGTATCTTTTGATTTTGCAGTCCAATCAATATCCAGATAAAGTCTATTTTGTCTTTTATTAAACCTAACTTGTTTATCTGTAGAAAGTAAAAAATCAATATCTTCCAGATATGATTTGACCATGGAATACTGTAGCAATTCTACAGAATTGAAATAATATAAGTCATTTAAGAATAACTGATATTTAATACTAAACATTCCTCCCGAAATGGCACTAGTATCAAACTTAAATATTTTTTCTACTCCTATAACAGAATCTGGTACTTGAATATAATTTGAAGTTTCGTAGTAATTAAATGTAGTTGTTCCAAATCCAACAATATTCGATGAACCAGTAGTGGTTACAATACCAACTCCATCAGTTTCTTTTGCTCTACCTCTGTTAATATCATCATCAGTAATTTTATATTTGAGATACATTCTTTCGACACCATCATAATGCCTTTCATTAAAATATTGCAGAGCATCATCAACCAAATCATCAATTTGATCGTCTGCAACATTTATTTCTAATACTGGTGCACCTAATTGTCTGAGACAATAATCAATTAGTTCTTGTCTTGTAGTTGGTTTTGCCACTAGAATAATCCTCCATCAATTACTGATGTCCAAGTTGGAATCCCAACTGCATTTGTTGTTAGTACAAAGAAACTTTCAGTAAGAGCATTTTCTGTACTTGCAGCTCCTATGAGTTTTCCGGTATTATCAAAGTATGCAATTCCATTAGGACCATCATAATCGTCTGCATCATAATATAATCCTTCAGTTACTGAAACAAAACCAACAACATCTACATTATTGTTAAATGTCGTTACTCCAGTTACTTCTAAATTTGAAGTTAGATTGACTTGACCATCAAGAGTTACTGTATCAGAAACATGTAAAGTTGAACTTGTTAATAATCCAGAGAATTGTCCATTTCTCCATCTCTGTGTTGTAATACCAAGATCATACGTTGCATCGTCATTTGGAACCAAATTAGATACAAACTCACCACCAACATTAATATCATCACTTATGGAATCACCAATTCCAATTGTTCCACCTCTAAAAGTGGCATTTCCAATAAATTCGGAAGTTCCACCAACTCTTAGATTTGTATTAATAAATGCGGCACCACCAGCATAAAAATCTCCACCAGTTGTTGTAATTCCTCCTGATGAAGCTAAAGTTGTAACTCCTACAGTTTTGAAGGTAGAGTTTACAGTTAAAGAATATAAAATATCTACATTTGCATCAATATCAACATCAGATATAAATGTAGATAATCCAGTAACTTTAAAGTTTCCACCAACATTGAGATTTTTTCCAATTCCAAGTCCACCGTCAACAACTAGTGCACCTGTTGTAATTGAATTTGATTGTGTGGTATTGGAAAAAGTTACAATACCAGTTGCAATTAAAGTTGACGAATCTATCGTATCCGTCATTACAAAAGTTTCACTGTCAAGATCCCATACAAGGATCATTCCATCTCTTACTGATAAAGTAGAATCAACGTCACTTAGATTGATTAACTTCGTTGGTGGCGAAGAAGCATTAGATAATACACGAATTACATTTTGAGAACCAATTCTATCGTTTATACTAGGCATTACCTTGTTACCCCTGCTCTTACTAGTGCTGCTCCCTCTACAGCTTTATACTCTTTTCCAGCAGATAATATTTTTACATCGTAAACATATCTTCCCGGTTTTAAATTAACTGTTTGTGCATTGGTGAGAGAAATAGTTATAGTTCCACTAGTTGGGTTTGTTACAGAGGATGCAAAAGATACTGCAGTGGAAGCACCATGATGCTTTCTTAATTGGCCATCACTAGTTGTTCCGGATAAATTCAAAGGTGAATTCGTCCTTGTATCTTCTAATTGAAACGACGTTTCAAAATCGTATCCTTGTTCAATTACAATATTGGATACATAAACTGCCATTATTAACCAAAAAGTATTCCTCTAGATATTTATATGGAGAAAACTCCCCGATAAATTAACCCCTATTTATTATCTCTCTAAGTAAACATTTAATCTCATCAATATCTTTTTTCATATCATCCAACTCCTTTCTTTTCAGTTCTCTTTGAGTCAAAGAATTTACATATTGATTATATGCAGTGCCATCACAATTGATGATGGCACCAGTTTCTTCATCACGATATAAATTTGAATGTCCTTCTACTTTTATCATCTGATTGCAATTACTCTAATATTACCAAATCTAGGTGCCTTCGACTGATCTGTTCCTGACATTACAATTTTAATTGCAAATCCAACGAATAGATCCAAATTTTCGGCACTAAATTCATATTCCAAAAATTCACCATCCAAACTTGCTGGAACTTTTACATCAGGCAATCCATTATTTTTAGATGCATCAACAACGACAAATCCTTCACTAGTTTGATCCAAGTTTTGATATCCAGGGAATAGTTCAAAAGATTGATTTATTTCACTAGAATCTTTTCTTATAAGACTATAAAGAACTCTGAAATCTGTAGATTCTGGTCTATCGGCAGTTAGAATAACTTTCAAAGATGATGCTGGGTTTTGAAGATCTATTACATTGGAATAATATACCGATGCATGAGAATCATCTAGAACAGAATTTACTGTTCCATCAGTAGAATAATTTGAAACTGGATTATTTAATCTATTGATATAGAATTCAGTAAATGCCGTATTAAGATCTAAAATTGGTGAAAGTGCATTATTTGGATCAGATGAACTAAATGTGATTGCTGTAGTGACGGATTTATTTCTAGGTAAACTGGATAAGTATTCTTCTTCATTTATTTTTGAACATACAATTCTAACATCATTGAAAGAATTTAAAGTGTTCAATTGAACTGGTTCATATCCCTTATCATTAAACGATGGTTCCGTCCCATCAACACTAGTTCCAGATACTGTTCTAATCGATGCATTTACTGCTGTATTTGAACCTGGAGTAACAATATCATAGGTGGGTACTATAGAACCATAGATTATGTTCTGTGTTGCAGTTACATTATTTCCACCCAAAACTCCAATGTCATTGAATGAAAGTTGAGGAATAAGTCCAGAATCTGCAGATCTGTTCTGTCCTTTTGTTGATCCTCTATCAACTTTGACATAATAACTGTCAAGATCAATTGGTTCTTGTATAGAAGTTGTTATTCCATTTATTCTTCTTAAAGATACACCATTTAATTCATATTTCTCTACAGAATCTCCCAAACTGTGAGGAATTGATATTGTCCCGTCAATTCCTCTAGAAGAAATTGTAAGCGATCCGTTACCTACTTCATCATAAGAAATAATTTCTGGTCCAATTTTCACATATCCTGGATAAGAACCACTAACATTTTGTCCTTCAAAAGTTACAAAGTTTGATGTGTCCCCTATACTAATCGTCGTTTCATTTGTTGCATTTAAAGATTCTGTTAATGAAGTTGTTGGAACATTAGATTGAATTCTATCCAATTTAACTTTGTTTGTCGTAGAATACATTCCGTGATTAAAATGATCTACTCTAATATAATCTCCAGAATTTATTCCACCATCAGAAATTGAGGAATATATGGTTGTTCCTGCCATGGAGACAATATTTGATCCATCAAAGAAACTTACTGCTGCACCAACCGCAAAGTCTTTACCACTACCAAGTATTCCAAATTCACCCTGAACATTGCTAAGATATAAAGTGTCCAATCCAGATATTTCAGAAATAGTAATTTCTGCATTTCTACCAGTTTTTGATGAAGTTGACGAAGTTACAACTCCAACAACATCTCCAACTTGATATCCATTACCATTGTTAGTAGGTGAGTGTGATACACCAGTAATAGCACCATTGGCATTTGTTGTTATATTGATTTTTAAATCAGAACCATTGCCTATAATGTTGAATGTATCAACAGTTTCTGTGACACTTGCTGGATAATTAGCACCTCCATTGGTTACTGTAGAAGCATCACTAACAGAACTTCCTTGACCAACGATAATTGCAGATCCTCCATGATTATTGCTACCAGCAAGTTTTCTTCCTGTTGTTAAAATTCCTATTATTCCACTATCTGTTACTGTATCGATTCCAATTCTTCCAGTTTTTGGCAGGACCAAAAGTGGATTTTGAATAAGTGTTGGTACATACCCGTTACTCTCATTCAAATTGGGATTATAGAAATAAGCAGTTCCAGTATTCTTTGTAAATTCTGCCTTATAGAGTTTGAATTTCAAGTCTTGATATTGATTAGTTGTCCAAACAGAACCATTTTGAGACTTGAATAAAGTGCCCAAAGCAAACTGTTTGGTATATCTTACAGTATCAACGTCTGGAAGTGATTTTGTACTTATTGTTTTTTCTCCCATGACTGCTGTCCATAATTCATATTCATCACTCTTATCTGAAATTATAACAACTGCATATTCTCTTCCTGGAGCCAAGAATATTGGTTCTTTGAATTTAACATTTGTTGCTATTGATCCATCAGATGATGTTTGAATATTAACAACTTCATTTCCATTTTGATCAGTTTCTCTCGGTCTGATAATTACTGGTTTCCCGATAACTTCTAATGTAGGTGTTCCTAATTGAGTTGTTCTAATTTCAACAGTAACCTCAGCATTTCCACTATCAATCGAAGCAAAATACAAATCAACAGATGTTAAGAATGCTCCATTTACATCTGCATCAGTGTCTATATCAGATTTTACCTGGATATTTCCACCAACTGTAAATGTTTGGGCTAAGGGATCAGCATACCGTACATTTAAACGTCTTCTTATTGAAGCAGTTGCGTTAGTTCTTAAATTAACAGTACTATTAACAGTACTGTTAACAGTACTATTGATCGTGTTATTAATAGTTGTTCTTGTTGTCGTTGCGGTTTCTGTTGCTTGGAATTGAATCAGTGTTGCATTAGCAGTATAAT